AAATGGCAATTGGATTCAACCAAACCAAGGGCTCAGCCCAAAAAGAAAAAATCGAAACCTATAACTATGCAGGTAAAGAAGACCATCATGTAAGACTTGTTGGTGACTTATTACCTAGATATGTCTATTGGATTAAAGGAGAGAATGGCAAAAACATTCCTATGGAGTGTTTATCTTTTGACAGAAACTCCGAAACTTTCAACAATGTAGAACATGACCATGTTCGCGACTTTTATCCAGACCTTAAATGTGGATGGTCATACGCCGTCCAGTGCATTGACTACACTGATAAAACTGTAAAAGTTCTTAATCTAAAAAGAAAATTGTTCGACCAAGTTATAGTCGCCATGGAAGAGTTGGGAGACCCAACAGACCCAGTCACAGGATATGATATCCATTTCAAAAGAAAGAAGACTGGCCCACAGGTGTTTAATGTCGAATATCAATTACAAGTTCTTAAGTGCAAACCAAGAGAACTAGAGGACTGGGAGAAAGATTTAGTGGCTAATTTAAAGTCAATGGATGATGTTCTACCTAGACCAACTGCTGATGCACAGTTAGAACTTCTTAGAAGAATCAATGATTCAGGAAGTGATACTCCAGATGAAGTATCAGAGGAGTTTGATGTATCATGATAGGGGTAGGTGAGAAGTTTCCCGCATTTGATTTGCAGGGAGTGAATCAGTTGAACGAGTTTGTAAAGGTTTCAGTACATGAAAACTATCAACCAACTAAACACGACTATACAGTAGTTTACTTCTACCCTAAAGACTTTACTTTTATTTGTCCTACTGAAATTTCTGGTATGGATATATTAGTAGAAGAAGCTAATGTTATAGGTATTAGTGGTGACAATGAGTTCTGTAAATTAGCTTGGAAACAAGACAACGACCTCATTGGTAATATACAACACTCACTAGCTGCAGATTGTGGACTAGGACTATCTCATAAACTAGGAATAGTAAATGAGGCAGAGGGTGTATGTTACAGAGCTACTTACATTATTGACAAAGATAACATAGTTCAACATGTAAGTGTGAACGCACTTGACACTGGTAGAAATGCTAATGAAGTTCTTAGAACTTTACAGGCTATTAAAGCTGGTGGATTAACAGGTTGTGAATGGCAACCAGGAGAAGATTTCGTAGGATGATTTTATTTACAGCAGACTGGCATATTAAATTAGGACAAAAGAATGTACCCGTTCCTTGGGCGTGTAGTAGATATCAAATGTTCTTTGAGCAAGTGCAGGACGCTATAGATGAACACGGAGTTACTCTACATATCATTGGCGGGGACTTGTTTGACCGAGTCCCCTCAATGGATGAACTTACTCTGTATTTTGACTTTGTTAAGAACACTAAAGTAAGAACAATAATCTATGACGGCAACCACGAAGCTACTAAAAAGAATCATACATTCTTTAGTAATTTAATTCGTGCCACTAATAGTATAAATCCTCTAGTAGAAGTTATAACAGAAACTTATTATGAGGATAATTGGGCGATTCTTCCTTATGCAGATTTGCACAAAAAGAATCACATAGAAGGCATCAATGCAGATGTCTTATTTACTCATGTTCGTGGTGAGATACCACCTCATGTAGTACCAGAGGTAGATTTGGAAAGATTTAACAAGTTTAGAACGGTTTTTGCTGGTGACTTACATGCTCACGAGAATACTCAACGAAATATTGTGTACCCAGGAAGCCCAATGACTACTTCTTTTCATAGAAACGAAGTCCAAACGGGGTATCTAATTATTGATGATAACTTTGATTGGACATGGCATAAGTTTGACCTACCACAACTTATTCGTAAGACTGTGGAAGACCCAAATGAAATGGTGCAAACAGAGTTTCACCATACTATCTATGAATTAGAAGGAGATGTGCAAGATTTAGCACAGGTTAAAAACTCCGATTTACTTGATAAGAAAGTCGTCAGACGAGAAACAGAAGCTAGACTAAATTTAAGTAGTGAAATGTCTATTGCTGATGAATTAATTATATATCTAAAAGAGATACTATCTCTTGATGATGAAAAAACTAAAAAATTAATGGGAGTATTTAATGATTATTCTACAAAAACTAACTTGGGATAATTGCTTCTCGTATGGGGCAAATAATGAGTTGGACTTATCAAAAGACACACTCACACAATTAGTTGGAACAAATGGTGTAGGTAAATCTTCTATACCTTTAATATTAGAAGAAATACTATTCAATAAAAATAGTAAAAATGTAAAGAAAGCGGATATAGCAAATAGATATGTTAACAAAGGATACGATATTAGCCTTGAGTTTAGTGTTGACGCTGACGTATATAACATTACTGTTGTACGGCGTACAAACCTCAAGTGTAAATTAACTAAAAATGGAGAAGATATTTCTTCACATACAGCGTCAAATACTTATAAGACACTAGGAGAAATTCTTGGAATTGACTTTAAGACTTTTTCACAGTTAGTTTATCAAAATACTAATGCGTCTTTACAGTTCCTAACAGCGACAGACACAAACAGGAAAAAATTCCTGATTGACCTCTTGAAACTAGACGAGTATGTCGCATTCTTTGAAACTTTCAAAGAAGCAGTAAGGGTAAATTCTATTGAAGTTACAACTATCAATGCAAAAATATCAACTATTGCAAAATGGTTGGAAGACAATTTTCTCGAAGATAGTTCCATACTTTCGAAAATGGATTTACCATTTTACTCGGAAGAAGATGAGAACTCTTTGCGTTCACTATTAATAGAACTTGAAAATATCACCGAGAAAAACAAAAAAATAAATCTTAATAATCAACTTAAAAAGCAGTTAAATGATATTGATTTGCATGAGTATAAAAGATTATTGGCAGAACATCCTAAGGAAGTTGAAACCAGAAGCTATGTAGAATCAATCGCAACTTGGAAATCAGAACAAACTCACGAACAGGCTATGTTAACTAAATACGAAGCCCTAGCGGGTATACCTGACGCTACTTGCCCTACATGTGAGGGAGAGATAGACCAATCTTTTGTAGCAAATATGGTTAAAGAACATAGTGAAAGAGTTAAAAACTGCCAAAAGTTTGCACGAGAGGTGCAAGAGAAGTTAACGGAAGCGGAGAAAAACAATGCGGTATATAGGACAGCAAAAAGAGAAATCAAGGATTGGGAAGACCTCTACAGGAGTATCGACCATGAACTCTCTACATCAGTCCTCAATGAAGATGACCTTCAAGAAAAGATTAGAGGGCTTCGTGAAAACATTGCCTCTGCTAAATCGGCTCTTCAAGAGGTAATTGAAGAAAATGAAAAGAGAGAAAGACATAACACCAGAATTGGAATTATACTTGAACAGACTGGGGAATTTCAAAGTCAACTTGATAAACTTGAATCTGAATTATCAGCTAAAGAAGAACACTTGGCGTCACTTGAAACGCTTAAGAAAGCATTTTCTACCAACGGATTACTGGCGTATAAGATAGAAAGTCTTGTCAAAGAGTTAGAAGTAATGACTAATGACTACTTAGCAGAATTTTCTGATGGTAGATTTAGTATTAACTTTGTTGTTACTAATGACAAACTTAATGTAGAAGTATCTGATAATGGAAACATTATAGATATTCTTGCTCTTTCTAGTGGAGAACTAGCGAGAGTAAATATTGCGACATTAGTTGCAATACGAAAACTTATGACTTCAATTAGTAGAAGTCAAATTAATGTACTTTTCTTAGACGAGGTTAACCAAGCCTTAGACGAGCAAGGTAAAGAAAAAGTAGTGGAAGTCCTGCTAAAAGAAGAAAATCTAAATACATATTTAGTATCTCATGGTTGGACACACCCATTACTTGAAAAAATAGAAATAGTAAAAGAAGATAATATATCGAGGTTAGATTAATGATAGTAGAAATTTATAGTATACCAAACTGTCCATACTGTAGCAAAGCAAAAATGCTTGCAGAAAACCATAATGCAGTACATGAAACAGTTTACAAAATGATGGGCGAAGAATTTCAAGCAGCAGATGTACGGGAGTTATTCCCAACTGCTAGGACTTTCCCGCAGATTATTGTAGACGGTGAAAGTATTGGAGGTTATACAGAACTGGAGAAGTTACTTAGTGGTAAATAGTAGACGAAAAGGGCATGACGCAGAACTCAAGTGTGCGGCTATGCTTACTAGAATTACACAACTTGATTTTACGCAAACACCAGGAAGTGGTTCAGGTGCCATAAAAGGCGACCTATATGTTCCACATAAACATAACTTGTTTACCATAGAAGTTAAACATTATAAAGATATGGGATTCAATCACAAAATATTTACTCAAAAGAGTAATGTATTTGTTAAGTGGTGGTCTAAACTTTGTAAACAAGCAGAATTTATGGAACAAGAACCACTCCTATTTTTTAAGGAAAACCACTCACAGTGGTATGTGGCAACGACAAGAAAGCCACTATATAAAAAACATATGTATATTAACTGGCTAGGGTGCTATGTTACCTTTGCCGAACAATTTTTAGAAACACAAAATATAAGGTTTACAAATGGCAATACAGTTTACGAACCATGGAAAGCCGATCCCGAATGGGAACTTGTTGATTGTTGATGGACTCAATCTAGCTTTTCGATGGAAACATCAAGGACGCAACGACTTCGAACATGATTATGTAAGAACAGTTCAATCCTTGGCAAAGTCCTATAACTGTGGAGAGATAGTCGTGTTAGGCGATGGCGGTAGTAATTATCGTAAAGAAATCTATCCAGAGTACAAAGCAAATCGTAAAGAACGATATGCAGAACAAACTCCTGAAGAAGCAAAAGAGTTTGAAATGTTCCTTGCAGAGTTTAGTACTACAATGACTAATCTTAAAAGCAAAGGATATCTTACTCTAAAGTATGCAGGAGTAGAAGCTGATGATATAGCAGCTCTTATCTGTCAAAACAGAGAGGAGTTAGGTCTTGATGAGATTTGGCTAATATCATCAGATAAAGACTGGGATTTACTAGTTGACCCAAAAATTAGTCGTTTTTCGACTGTAACTAGAAAAGAAACAACAGTTCATAACTGGGATGAACATTATGACTTTGACCCTGAGTACTTTCTTACTTATAAGTGCTTAACAGGAGATAAAGGCGACAATGTTCCAGGAGTTGATGGAGTTGGCCCAAAGCGTGCCACTCAGTTAATCGAACAGTATGGAGATGTGTTTGATATTATGGCGAGTTTGCCACTTGATGGAAAGTACAAATATATTCAGAACTTAAATGAGTTTGGAGTAGATGGACTTGAAACAGGTGTACAACTCATGGATTTAACTTATGATGTCGAAGGCGCAGTACTTGGGCACGGACAAGAAATTATAGGATTGGTGGAAAATTATGTCAGTGAAGATAGATTATAGTAGAGATAGTCTTTTAGATGATTTTGCTCACGCAACACTAAAAGACCGATATATGATACCTGGTGAAACTTCACCACAGGAAGCTTTTGCTCGTGCAGCGGAGTGCTTTGCAGATGATGATGACCATGCACAAAGATTATATGACTATGTTAGTAATCTATGGTTTATGTTTGCAACTCCTGTGTTATCAAATGGTGGTACTCGTAGAGGATTACCAATTAGTTGTTTCTTAAATTATGTTGATGATAGTAGAGAAGGTATTACTGAGCACTTTACAGAAAATGCTTTCTTATCATCATTTGGAGGTGGTATCGGTGGCTCATGGTCAGATGTTCGTTCATCAGGAACTAAAACATCAAAAGGCTCTGAGTCTACAGGTGTCATACCTTTTGTAAAAGTTGTAGATGCAGAAATGTTAGCATTTAGTCAGGGTGTGACAAGACGGGGTTCATACGCTGGTTATCTACACATCTCCCACCCCGAAGTTGAGGAGTTTCTAGATGTTCGTAAGCCTACTGGCGGGGATACTAATAGGAAGTGTCTTAATCTACATCATGGGGTTGTGGTTTCTGACGATTTTATGGAACTTATCCATAACGCCACTAGAAGTCCTAACTTTGACGACAGTTGGCCTCTTATCGATCCTCATAGCAAAATGGTTATTAAAACTGTTTCTGCTAGGGCTCTTTGGGTTAAAATTTTACAGAACAGAATGGAAACAGGAGAACCCTACATCATGTTCGAGGACGCCGTCAATAATGAGTTACCAGACTTTCAGAAGCGAAAAGGATTAAGAGTACACCACTCTAATCTATGTAGTGAGATAACTCTTGCTACAGATGAAGAGAGAACAGCAGTCTGTTGTTTATCCTCGGTAAATTTAGAATATTATGACGAGTGGAAAAACCACGGGTCATTCATACCTGACTTGATTAGAATGTTGGATAATGTATTAGAGTACTTTATTAATCATGCACCAAGTCAGTTAGAAAAAGCAAAGTTCAGTGCGTATAGGGAGAGAAGTATTGGACTTGGAGCAATGGGTTTTCATGCCTATTTGCAACGAAATGATATACCATTCGAAAGTGGTCTAGCAGGTGGTGTTAATCATGATATGTTCAAACATATAAAAACACAAGCAGACCAAACAACGAGAGAACTAGCAATAGAAAGAGGTGCATGTCCTGACGATGATACAGCTTCAGTTAGAAATGCACACTTACTGGCAATAGCGCCTAATGCAAGTTCAAGTATTTTATGCGGTAACACTTCTCCAAGTATTGAACCTTTTAGAGCAAACGCTTATACTCAGAAAACTAAAACTGGAAGTAATCTTGTTAAGAATAAATATCTTGACATTATACTTCGAGATAAAGCTAACAGCGAAGAAGAGTATGCAGAATACTGGAGAAGTATAGTTGCTAACAAAGGTAGTGTACAACATTTAGATTTAGAAGATTGGCAAAAAGATGTTTTCAAAACAGCAGTAGAAATCAATCAATCTTGGGTTGTAGAACACGCCTCAGTAAGACAGCAGTTTATTTGTCAAAGTCAGAGTGTAAATCTATTTTTTCCACCTGATGTAAACAAAGCAGATTTACACAATGTCCATATGTTAGCATGGGCAAAAAACTTAAAAACACTTTATTATTTACGAAGTGAAGCTATCAGCAGAGCTGATAATGTAACTTCACAAGCTAAACGCGAGATAATCTTTGAACAAGCAGATTGTCTAAGTTGCGAGGGATAAATGGCAAACTTACTAGAAGAAAGAGAATATTATAAACCGTTTGATTACGGGTGGGCATTTGAAGCCTACAAAAAACAACAACAAATGCATTGGATGCCTGAAGAAGTAACTATGGCAGATGATATTAAAGACTACAATCAGAATCTTACAGAGGATAATAGAAAGTTAGTAGATAACATATTTAGATTTTTTACACAAGCAGATGTGGATGTCTGCTGTGGATATGCTAAACATTATCTACCTACTTTTAAAGCACCAGAAGTAAGAATGATGTTAGTATCGTTTGCAGCTATGGAAGCAGTACACCAAGATGCATATTCATCTTTGTTAGAAACACTAGGTAAATCCGAGGATATCTACAAAGAATTTATGGATATACAAGAGATGGTAGAGAAGCATGAATATCTATCTGACTTCAATATGAAAACACCACATGATATTGCAAAAACACTTGCAGTATACAGTGGGTTTACAGAAGGAGTTCAGTTGTTTTCATCTTTTGCCATACTATTGAACTATCCAAGACACAACCTAATGAAAGGTATGGGGCAGATTGTAACATGGAGTATTCGTGATGAAACTTTACATGTAGAATCCGTTTCAAGACTTTTTAGAGAGTTTGTTGCAGAGAATCCTGAAATATGGACAGATAAACTGAAATATGAGATATATTGCGCAGCGGAACGCGTTGTTGAATTAGAAGATAAATTTATTGATGTTTGTTTTGATAAAGCAGACATCCCTGATTTGACAGCAAAAGAAGTGAAAGAATACATAAGATACATCGCCGATAGACGATTACTCGGTCTTGGTATGAAAGCAATATTTCATAGTACAGTTAATCCACTTCCATGGATTGATATGCAGGTAAACGCAGTTGAGCATACCAACTTTTTTGAAAACCGTGCTACCGAGTATGCTAAGGCTAGTACACAAGGCAATTGGCAGGATATATTTAAATGAGTACAATTACAATAGATGGAATCGAACATGATTCCGATAGCTTTGACAAAGACCAAAAAGCTTTACATAATGCTATAAATTACTGTGATGCTAAATTAGCTGACCTCGACCACGAAAGAGCGGCTCTTAGCACAGCAAGACAAGCATATGTAAATGATTTAGGGCAAAGTCTAAAAGACGAATGATAATTTATATAGGATATGATTCCGAACAACATGACGCTTTTGAAGTATGTAAAGCATCAATAGAAAGATATACTAAGCGTCATACTATCATTCCTTTAGTACAGTCAGAGTTAAAAAGAGAAGGAATATACAGGAGACCGTTTCAAAATGAAAGCACTGAGTTTGCTTTTACACGGTTTCTTGTTCCTTATCTTAGTATGTATCAAGGCTGTGCTTTATTTTGTGATAGTGACTTTATGTGGAGATGTGACCCACAAGAATTAATAGATTATGTAGGAACTGACCATCCTGTCTATTGTGTTAAACATCCCCCTTTCTTAGTACCTAGTACAAAAATGAATGTTAAAATAAATATGGCTTACCCAAAAAAATATTGGTCATCTTTAATGTGGTTTAATAATATTGACTGTAAAAAACTTACTTTAGAATATGTAAACCACGCCCCAGCGGGTGCTTTGCATGAATTTGACTGGGCAACAAGTGTAGGAGATATTCCTGCAGAATTTAACGCCATGATAAATTATTATGATTTCCGCAATCCAAAAGCAGTTCACTTTACTGATGGCGGACCGTGGCACGATATACACGATAACCTCTTATACTCAAACGAATGGAAGAAACTTTACACAAAATTACTAAAGGAAAACGAATAATACTTGTTGGCAACTCTGTTGAAATATTACAACATGACCTTGCTGATTATATTGAAAGTTTTGATACAGTAGTACGATTTGGAAATGGTATTCCAACTGATGAAAATTGGGATAGTATTGGTAAGCGTACGGATATTTGGGTAACTGGATTTCTAAGATACAAAAAGAGAAAATTCTTTCCTAAGAACATTCCTGTTCTATTTAATCGTTCTCGTATACACCTCAATAAAATTCCTGACCACTATCCTGACTTCGAGGTTATTGAAATGTTTTCGGATAAAGAGATGTTAAATATATTCGATTTAGTGGGAGCTAAAAACAATGAAACTAATGGACAACGTCCAAGTGCAGGTTTTATTACAATTCAATACTTTTTGCAGAAGATAGAATTTTCCACTCTTACATTGGTAGGATTTGATTTCTTTTCGAAAGCTCTTTCAATTACTGCTGGATTTGCGAACCCTACAAGTTGGCATATTCCAGTGAACTCACAGACATACAATCCCCATTCTCAGAAAGAGAAGGAGATTGTACTTGATTTATTTGATAGAGGTGTAATTGATTGGAAAATATTATCAGACTTAAACCAGGGCAACCTAGACCTTTCCTAGTATAAATCCTCTTTCAATAAGTTTTCCTGCGATTGCTTTTTGTTTTTCTGCTTTTTGTAGTAGTATTTCATTAACTCTTGCATTTCTGAAGTTTAATGGTATTTTATCTATTAGACCTGTATAACAATCCCATGGAACTGCTAACTGAACTCCTGTACTTAAATCTAAATAATCTCTCGCAAGATACCTATGTTCTATATCTATACTCCAAGATTTTCGTAACATAACATTATAGTCTAATAATTCTTTTGCCCCAATCGCGTCTCTTTCAACGAGCTGGTCTACTTTACCATTTACATAAATAGGTGACCAAGAGTGCTTGTAAAAACTTAATGCTTCAAAGAAAGCGTTATCATTACATGCTATAAGTTGTGTATCTATATAAGGCCTCTTGCCTTGATTTGGTGGATCGATTTGTCTAGTAAAGAATAAGTCTCTATTCTTAAATTCTGATAATCTATCATAATTTAATATTACCAAATTCTTGTCAATATAAGGTATACCTTGATGAGTCTTTCTTGGTATTCTAAGTATATCGTAGTAATGACCTATATTAGGATGTTTATCAAAAACTAAATCTCTACTTAAGAATGAAATTGATGCTTTGAAAAATTCTGCAGGTGGTAGATTACCACTATCAATTGCTTGATTAAAAATTCTATTTCCATCCCATACTATCATTCTTTTGGCAAGACCACCCTTATCTTTCCAGTATTCCTTTAGGAAGAATGTCATTCTAGATATATCGTCTTCGTTCCACCATGCTTCGTAAACTTTTACATTTTGAAAATTATTTATTACCCAATTTACTTCTCTATCATCCCAGTCATTTTTATGGATGAATAGATGCAGACGGAATCCGTCTTTATCTAATAAAGAAGCAAGAGTAAACATACTCCAGTCTTTTTTGTATTTTGTTACTAATTCTATCATCCGTCTATTACCTTATACTCCCAAAAATTATTGAGATAGTTTATTAACCTGTCCTCCGCATCTTCATCAAAACTGAAGATTATTCCTGAGTTCTTTGCTGAAAATATTTTCATCAGCGATTTTTTTGCATTTGTATTTGCGATTGTACCATAAAAACTTTCATATGTCCAAAGATTTTTTTCTCTATCTTCTCTTGCATGAGAAACTAATCTTAATTGTTTATCTAACATAAGTGCCATGAGTCCCATTTCACTATTTTGCATAGTAGCAACTGACTTACAATTTGCTAGAAGTTCAAAACCTCCAACTTTTTTATCGAGTACAGTATTTTCTCCGTAATCTTTTTTAAGTTTTGCTATCCATATCTTTTGAGTGATTGGGTGAGGTTTGATTACAAATCCTTCCTCTACACATTGTCTCACTCTTGCCCAATGTACTGTTTTACCTTTTGCAATTATATTAGTTCCTGGCAAGAACACTACTTTGTCATGGTACTCTAAGTTAGTTCCTAGGGTATACTTATTATGAAAATTATTTACTATTTTTTCACATCGTTCTTCGTCTATCTTTATGTCTGAATTAACAATGCTTTTAAACAATTTATCATTAATTTTTATACTTGGTACTCTTATGTATATACCATTACCAAGAAAATCTGTATAAAGCCATTTTCTAATAGTATGAAGTTCGTTAGTATTAAACCAAATATCATACTCAAAAGGACTACCTCTATACTTTTCAGGTATTATTCTTTTTCTAAACTCTGCTAATCCATTTAAATCTGAAATGGGTCTATATGCAGAACCTGACTTCATAAAATGAGTGGGTATATCTCCCAATGATTCATTTATAGTTAATGCTTGTAATTTACTTTTTGGTTTTACCACGCTTCAACTCAAATATTTCTCGTTCCATTATTCTCATTCTTTTTTCTGATTCTTCTATTGAATCATATAGTGCCGCCATCATACTTTCCATTTTTCCATTTAAGTATTCTGGTGTTAAATTTGTTTCTTTTTTAAATCCGCCTCCGGGCTCACTCATTTTTAATTGCTCTCACTCCATTTTGAGCCATCCCAGAAGGAGAATCCGTAGTCATCTAAGCTAGAAACTTCTGTGTCAAATAGAGTTCCTGCCTGAGAGGCTGTTGTTCTTTCATATACAACGGTAGATGTATTAAATATCGTTGTGGTTAAGTGGTCAGTAGTAATCGTTGTATCTGTAGACCTTGTTGTATTGAAGGTCGTAGTTGTAGTTCTATCTGTACCGAATGTTGTTGTTCTACTTGTATTAAATGTTGTAGTTGTAGTAAACGCTGTTGTTCTAGAAGTTTCTGTAGTTCTAGAAGATGCTGTACTTCTACTTGACGCAGTAGACTGTGTTGTGTTAAATGTTGTAGTAGTATTTCTGCTTGATGCTGTACTTCTACTTGTAATTGTTGCTTGTGTTGTATTAAATACTGTACTTGTAGATTTACTTGTACCAGTTGACTTACTTGTAATTGTTCCTTGTGAAGTTGCAAATATTGTAGTTGTACTTCTACTTGAAGCAGTACTTCTACTTGTTACTGTACTTTGTGAAGTATTAAATACTGTAGTTGTACTCCTACTTGAAGCAGTACTTCTGCTTGATGCAGTACCTCTAGCTGTATTAAATGTTGTTGTAGTATCTCTACTTGAAGCAGTATTTCTGCTTGTAATTGTTCCTTGTGATGTTGCAAATATAGTAGAAGTATCTCTACTTGAAGCTGTACTTCTGCTTGATGCAGTAGATTGAGCTGTATTAAATACAGTAGAAGTATCTCTGCTTGAAGCAGTACTTCTACTTGTAATTGTTCCTTGTGAAGTAGCAAATACAGTTGTTGTACTTCTGCTTGATGCAGTACTTCTGCTTGATGCAGTAGACTGTGTTGTGTTAAATGTTGTAGTAGTATCTCTGCTTGATGCTGTACTTCTACTTGTAATTGTTCCTTGTGAAGTAGCAAATACAGTTGTTGTACTCCTACTTGAAGCAGTACTTCTGCTTGATGCTGTAGATTGTGATGTTGCAAATGTTGATACTGTACTTCTACTTGAAGCAGTACTTCTACTTGTAATTGTTCCTTGTGAAGTAGCAAATACTGTAGTTGTACTTCTACTTGATGCTGTACTTCTACTTGACGCAGTAGATTGTGATGTTGCAAATGTTGATACTGTACTTCTACTTGATGCTGTACTTCTGCTTGTTAGCGTTCCTTGTGAAGTATTAAATGTTGTAGTTGTACTTCTACTTGTACCTGTTGCCCTACTACTTATTCTACTTGTAATATAAGCTGTCTCATAACTTGTTGACTGTGATGTGTTATCAACATATGCAGTTGTTGTTCCAAATGTTGTAATTCTACTAGTAGCCTGGGAAGTATTTGTAGACTGTGAAGTACCTGTTGCTTGTGCTGTATTTGTGCTTCTTGCAGTGTTTGACAATCTTACAGTATTGTAACTTGTTGATTGTGAAGTATTTGTAGATTGTGATGTTCCTGTAGCTTGTGCAGTATTAGTACTTCTTGCGGTATTTGATAATCTTACTGTATTATAACTTGTTGACTGTGCTGTATTAGTACTTCTTGCAGTATTTGACAATCTTACTGTATTATAACTTGTTGACTGTGCAGTATTAGTACTTCTTGCAGTATTTGATAATCTTACTGTATTATAGGTTGTTGACTGTGCTGTATTAGTACTTCTTGAGGTATTTGTTGCTTGTGTTGTAGTATATGCTGTTGATTGTGCGGTATTTGTTCCTCTTGCTGTATTTGTAGCAAATGATGTATTATATGTTGTAGAGTTTGTAAATCCTGTACTTCTACTTGTATTTGTAGCCTGAGAAGTATTTGTATTTCTACTTGTACCAAAAGCGGTATTATCTATGTATGCCGTAATTCTTGATGTGTTTGTATTTCTACTTGTACCAAAAGATGTATTATCTATGTATGCTGTAATTCTGCTTGTGTTAGTGTTTCTAGCTGTACCAAATGATGTATTGTTTGTAAATCCTGTTGCTCTAGTAGTATCATTTGTAAATCCAGTAGCATTAGTAAATCCTGTTGTAAATGATGTATTATTTGTAAAGGATGTAATAATCCCCGTTGTTCTTGATGTAATTCTAGTGGTGTTGTCATATTCCCGATTACCATAAGAAGTCTCAAAAATTGTTATAAATGAAGTAGTTCTAAAAGTTCCCAAAAACGCCGCAGTATTAGTTGCTCTTGTTGTATTTCTAGAAGTATTTGTATTTCTAGAAGTATTTGTTGCAAATGATGTATTTCTAGAAGTATTTGTTGCTTGTGATGTATTATATCCTGTAGAATTTGTAAATCCTGTACTTCTACTTGTATTTGTAGCCTGTGTTGTATTGTATGCTGTAGAGTTTGTAAATGAAGTACTTCTACTTGTATTTGTAGCCTGTGTTGTAGTATATGCTGTTGATGTAGCAAAAGTTGTATTATCTATATAGGCTGTAATTCTTGATGTGTTTGTATTTCTTGTAGTACTTTGAGAAGTATTATCTATATATGCTGTTGTAGTTATAAATGTTGTAGTTCTAGTAGTACCAAACGAAGTATTATCTATATATGCAGTTGTTGTTGCAAATGTTGTAGTTCTAGTAGTAGCAAAAGATGTATTATCTTGATAAGCTGTTGTTGTTGTAAATGTTGTTGTTCTAGTAGTAGCAAAAGATGTATTATCTTCATAAGCTGTTGTTGTTGCAAATGTTGTAGTTCTAGTAGTAGCAAAAGATGTATTATCTTGATAAGCTGTTGTTGTTGTAAATGTTGTTGTTGTATTAAACGCAGTTGTAGTTGTAAAAGTTGTAATTCTACTAGTACCAAAACTTGTATTATCAGTATACGCTGTTGTAGTTGTAAAGGTTGTAGTTGTATTAAATGCAGTCGTAGTTGTAAATGTTGTTGTATATGAAGTCGACTGTGAAGTATTAGTTGTTCTTGCTGTATTTGTTGCAAACGAAGTATTCCTACTGGTACTTATCACTGTGTCATATGAAGTAGTGTAAGTCGTTGTAGTATTATAAGCTGTTGTAGTGCTTCGTGCAGTATTAAATGTTGTAGTAGTAGTAAATGTAGTTGTAGTTGTAAATGCTGTTGTAGTACTTTGTGTTGTATTAAAAACAGTCGTAGTATTAAATGCTGTTACTGTTGTAAATGCTGTTGTAGTAGACTGAGACGTATTGAATGTAGTTGTAGTATTAAACGCTGTTGTTGTAGTAAACGCTGTTGTAGTACTTTGTGTTGTATTAAAAACAGTCGTAGTATTAAAGGCAGTCGTAGTTGTAAATGCTGTTGTAGTACTTTGTGTTGTATTAAAAACAGTCGTAGTATTAAAAGCAGTCGTAGTTGTAAATGCTGTTGTGGTACTTTGAGTAGTATTAAATGTTGTTGTTGTATTAAATGCTGTTGTAGTTGTAAATGCTGTTGTTGTACTTTGTGTTGTATTAAAAACAGTCGTAGTACTAAATGCTGTTGTAGTAGTAAACGCTGTTGTTGTACCTTGTGAAGTATTAAATGTAGTTGTAGTACTAAATGCTGTTGTAGTAGTAAACGCTGTTGTTGTACTCTGCGAAGTATTAAAGGTTGTAGTTGTTGTAAACGCAGTTGTAGTATTAAACGCAGTTGTAGTACTTTGAGTAGTATTAAACGTTGTTGTTGTTGTAAACGCTGTTGTTGTATTAAAGGCCGTTGTTGTGCCTTGTGTAGTATTAAATACTGTTGTAGTACTAAATGCTGTGGTGGTATTAAACGCAGTTGTTGTGGACTGTGTTGTGTTAAATGTTGTAGTAGTCGTGAAAGCTGTTGTTGTATTAAACGCAGTTGTAGTAGACTGAGACGTATTGAATGTAGTTGTAGTACTAAACGCTGTTGTAGTAGTAAAAGCAGTTGTTGTAGCTTGTGTCGTATTAAAGGTTGTTGTTGTAGTAAACGCTGTTGTAGTAGTAAAAGCAGTTGTTGTATTAAATGCAGTTGTTCTACTTGTTTCAGTTGCTTGAGTTGTATTAAATATAGTTGTTCTACTTGTATCGAAAGCAGTTATAGTATCTTGAGTAGTATTAAATATTGTTGTAGTTGCGTAAGAAGTTTCTTGTACACCACTGATTGTAGAAGTACTTGTTGCAGTATTCCTAGAAGTTTGATGTGTAATGGTAAACGGCCCAGCTAGTGTGCCGTTATCATTTACATATACCTCATTGATTCTGCGAAGCGTACCACTATCGTTTAACGCCAGAAAGGAGATAGTACGAAGTGTTCCATTGTCATTGATATACAGTGCCATTTCTTAACTCGAATATACAAACCATATATGACCACTACTTGTACTTCCTACATTAGAAGGAGCAGTCTGTGTTATTGTGTAAGGAAGTCTGTCGGCACTAATAGTACCTCCAGTAATTTTATCGGAATCTAAAGTTCCTGAATAAGTTGCGTCTGAAGCAATTGCAGCTGTTCCATCAATTTTCAATCCTGCGTCTTCAATATTAAAATCTAATTTTTGTCCCATTTTATACCTCTATTGTTGTTCTAATAAACTTGTAAGCCATGCTGTCTGTTGAAGCAGGAGTTACCCTTAATCTTACATTACCAGCACTTATATCTGCATCGAATGTTGCTTGAGCACCATTGTCAAATATAGAAGCGTACTGTGTTAGATAAACTGTTGTTCCATCATGGAATAGTACTATCTCTATGGATTGATAGTCTGAATCTGTTGTATTCGTTACCTGTACTAAGTATTTAGCAGTTCTAAATGTTGCTGCTGCAAAACTATCTAGTGTAAATTGTGTAGTTGCTGATGAAGTTCCTGAACCTACATCCATACCAGCAACTTCGTCTATATGAAGTTTTTGAACTGGGTTTGCATCTTGAATACCTAACTTACCTTTTAGCTCAAGTATAGAAGTAGTGTTAATACCCATATTGACATTAGCTCCAGCGAACCCGATATTCCCTGACATGCTTTTACCAGATAATGCTGCACTTGATAATTGTGTAGATGTTACAGAATTATTTGCAATCTCACTTGATCCAACAGCGTTTGCTGCTATTTTAGCTGCTGTTACAGAGTTAGCTCCTAGTTTTGCATTTGTTACATTAAGATCAGCTATTTTAGCTGTTGTAACCTGTGAAGCTCCAATATGTATAGTATCTATACTGCCACTTACTAATTCTGCTGAGTCTACAGAGTTTGATGCTAATAAGTCCGCTGTGATTAATCCGCTAGTAATAAAGTTTACACTATTAATAGCGTTATCTGCAATATGTACAGAAGTAACTGCATCTGTTGCAAGTTCACTTGCTGTAATAGTGTTAAGAGCAATTTTTGCTCCAGTAACAGCATTATTTGCAATATGTATAGAATCTATACTACCGCTTACTAATTCACTAGAATCTACCGAATTAGCTGCAAGTTCTGATGAACCAACTGCTCCTATTGCTATTTGTGTTGCTGTTACAGAGTTTCCTGCTAGTTCAGAAGCTGTGACTGCGTTTGCCGCAATTTGATCGCTTCCTACAGAGTCTATTGCTATTTTATTTGCTGTAACTGCATTATCTGCAATATGTATAGTATCTATACTACCAGTAACAAGTTCGCTTGAATCTATTGAGTTCGCTGCTATTTTACTTCCTATTACTGCATTGTTTGCTATATGAATTGCGTCAATAGACCCACTTACTATTTCACTGGAGTCGACTGAGTTTGCTGCTAAATCACCTGCTGCAATAGTTCCATCTGCTATCAAGTCTGATGTAATTAAACCGCTTGAAATAAAGTTTACACTATTAATAGCATTGTCTGCTATTTTAGCACTTGTTACAGAGTCAGAAGCTAAGTGATTTGCATCTATGCTACTATCAGCTATTTGATCGCTTCCTACAGAGTCTGTTGCTATTTTATTTGCTGTAACTGCATTGTCTGCTATATGTATAGTGTCTATACTACCACTAACTAATTCTGCTGAATCTACTGAGTTAGCTGCTAAGTCACCTGCTGTAATAGTTCCATCTGCTATCAAGTCTGACGTAATTAGACCGCTTGATATAAATGCTACACTATTAATAGCGTTATCTGCTATTTTAGCACTTGTTACAGAGTCAGAAGCTAAGTGAATTGCATCTATGCTACCACTTACTAATTCTGCACTATCTACTGTATTTGCGGCTAATGTTGTTGTTAAAGCAACTGCACTTGATCCGTTAAAGTTTACAGCTGAAGCAGTTACATCTCCTGTTAAAGAGAAAGCTCTATTTGTTGCTAAAGTTGTTGCTGTATCAGCATTACCTGTTAAATTACCAGTAACATTTCCTTCTACATTAGCTATTATTGTTCCTGTTGTAATTGTTAGGTCGCCTGTGGAAGCACCAGTAAATGTACCAGTACCTACTTTAAATTTGTTTTCACTTTCATCAAATCCAATAAATGCATTATTTTGGTCGCCTCTTTCTATGACGATACCTGCGTCATTTGATGGAGTTCCTGTTGTTCCTGTACCAAGTTCCATTAATGGGTCGGCAATGGTTGTTGTTGTTGAATTAACTGTTGTAGTTGTTCCATTTACAGTTAAGTTACCAGAAAGAGTAACATTTCCTGTAAAAGTTTGTCCACCAAGTGCACTACTTGCTAGTTCACTTACCCCAACAGAGTTGGCAGCTAATTCACTAGAATCTACTGCTCCTGCAGCTATGTGTCTGGCTAAAACTTGGTCTGTAGCAATTTTTGCAGAAGTAATATTATTTGCTGCTATTTTTGCTGTTGTTACTTGAGAAGTTCCAATATGTATAGTATCTATACTACCACTTACTAATTCTGAACTATCTACAGAGTTTGCAGCTATTTGTAATGCACCTACTGCACCAGTTGCTATTTCTGAAGATGTAATTGTGTTTTCTGCTATATGTCTTGATACTACAGAGTTACTAGCGATTTTAGTGCCATCGATAGCGTTGTCTGCTATGTTTCCTGTAGCAATAGTATTGGCTGCTATATCTGCCGATACTATAGTACCGTCTACAATATGTTCTGAAGATACTATTGCAGAAGTAAGTTTACTTGCTGTAATAGCATTATCTGCTATTTTAGCTGTTGTAACTTGTGCCGCACCTATATGTATTGTATCGATACTGCCACTAACAAGTTCTGCAGAATCTACTGAGTTTGATGCTATATGTCTTGCAACTACACTGTCTGTAGCTATTTTTGTACCATCTACAGCATTGTCTGCTATGTTTCCTGTAGCAATAGTATTTGCTGCTATGTCTCCTGAAACAATAGTACCATCTACAATATGCTCTGAAGATATTATTCCAGAAGTAAGTTTACTTGCTATAATAGCATTATCAGCTAGTTTTGCTGTTGTAACTTGTGCTGTACCTATATGTATTGTATCGATACTGCCACTAACAAGTTCTGCAGAATCTACTGAGTTTGATGCTATTTTACCTGCTGTTACTGAATCGTCTGCTAAATGTATTGTGTCTATTGAGCCACTTACTAATTCTGCTGAATCTACTGAGTTTGCTGCAAGTTCATCTGCACCTACTGCAGCTGTTGCTATATGTCTTGCAACTATACTATCTGTAGCTATTTTTGTTCCGTCTATTGCATTATCTGCTACATTTCCTGTTGCGATAGTATTCGCAGCTATTTTAGCGCCTGTTACTTGGGCAGCTCCTAAATGTTCTGTATCAATTGCTCCTGCCGCTATATGTTCTGAATCTATAGAGTCATCTGCAATTTTAGCACCTGTTACTGCATCTGCAGCTAATTTACCTGTTGTAACTTGTAGATTTCCTAAGTGTATAGTATCTATACTACCACTCACAAGTTCTGCTGAATCTACTGAGTTTGATGCTAATAAGTCTGCTGTTATTGTTCCACTCGGAATTTGTGTAGCTGTGACTGAATTTTGTGCTAATTCTGAACTGCCTACTGCATTTGCTGCTATTTCTGTACTACCGATTGAGTTAGAAGCTATTTCAGCTGAAGTGACTGCGTTTGCTGCTATCTTCGCTGTTGTAACTGCTCCAGTTGATAAATGTATTGAATCAATAGACCCACTTACCAATTCGCTAGAATCTACTGAGTTTGCAGCTATAGCTGCTGAATCTATTGCGTTGTCGCTTACGCTTATAATAGCTGTAGCTTGTAATTGTGCTGTCCCAACGGAGTTGGTTGCTAATTCTGATGTTCCGACAGCATTTGCAGCAATTTCATTACTTCCAACAGCATTTGCTGCTATCTCACTTGCAGTAACAGAGTTACTTACTAATTCAGTAGTCCCGACTGCATTTGCCTCCAATACGGAGACTAGATGGTTTTCCTTACCTATTAATGCCATGTTATATTTGCTCCAAATATGATAGGACTACATCGATACTACTAGCTACATTGCTTTGTATTCTTATACTGTCCCCTGCCTCTAACACTACCTTTGCATCTCCGCCGATTACGGCTATAGATGTTCCGCTTGGAATAGGTGTGTTATGAGTAATATTAACTAATGTTGTTGAACTTGCATCATAAAAAACAGTATTAGCTTCTATGCTTCCTCCACTCTGATTACATAAATACAATCCTATGATTGTACAAGTAGAACCAACAGGTGAAGTAAATACAGTTGTTAAAGAAGTTCCTACATTTGCTTGCGTTGCTGTTTTAAATGCTGATGCCATAATCTTATCCTAGTGCTATGGCTAACGCTAGTACATCGTCTTCGGTTTGGCCTCCTGCCGAACCTACTGTTACTATTGAACCGTTAGCCGCTTTTGTGTAAATTTTACCGTCTGAAACATTCATTGCAATTTCATGTACTTCTAGATCGTTTGCATCTGGTACAGACGAGGCCGTTTCTGACCTTTTTGGTTTAATCACATGAGCCATATTAGAACGTTCCTCCGTCTAATGTATTTGTCCATGTTATTGTTCCGTTCGCACCAACTTGTAGTACTTGTCCTACTGAGTTGGTTGAATCGTATGTTCCGATTGATAAAGAAGCAAAAGAATTACCACCATTAGCACCATATAGTATTGTGCCTTCTGGTAATGAACTTACTCCTTTTAATCTTAATGTATCTGAATTAATTTCTATTGTAGTATCATCTACATTAACTGAAAGTGTGTTTCCTGATTTAGCAAGACCTGCTCCTGCAGTAACACTACCAGCTCCTGAGAACTGTGTGAATGTTAAGTTATCAGTACCGATTGTTGCTGAACCAGTTATATTTGAAAGTACGAAACCTGCATCTGCATTTGTTCCTTCTTCAACAAATGTAAACAGACCGCCAGTAACTTCTGCTGAGCTATCTGCGTCTGTTGTTCTTGTAAGAACGAATGGATTTGAAACATCACCAACTGTTGTTACAGAGTAGATACCGTTTTCACTTGTATCTGTTTGTGCTTTTACAAGTACTCTATCTCCTGATGTTAATGAAACACTATCAACTGATATTGCTCCATTTGAGTCTGCTGTAAGTGTTGCACCTACGCCACCAGTTCCGTTGTTATAAGTTGTTGATAAGTTTGATTCTGAAGCAACTCTTACTGAATCTTTTACATCTAGTGCTTGTTTTACACTATCAACATATGCTTTTGTTACTGCGTCTGTTGACTGTGATGGAGTACCAATATTGGTAACTCTGTTTCCACCCATATCAACAGTTTGTGAGCCAGCAACGGTTAATCCACCATCAAAGTCTGCTGATTGTGAGAATGTTGCTGTACCTGTTACTGTAATAACATCTCCTGATGCATCACCTAAAGTAACATTACCATTTAAAGTTGTTGCTCCTGTTACTGTTAAACTATCTGAGAAGGTTGCGGCATTAGTTACTCCTAATGTACCTGCTATACTTGTATTACCTTCTCCACTTGTAACTGTGAATTTGTCTGTGTTAATTGTTAAGTTGCCAGTTACTGCAGCTGAACCTAAAGTTGCTGCCCCTGAAACATCTATGTCTCCATTTAAGTCGACATTTTGTCCAATCTCAACTTCTTCACTGCCATTCGTAGTTATAAACTTAAGATATGAAGTTCCGCCTTCATTTATATCTAAAGCTGCTGCTTCGTTATCTGGTAGTGTTAAAGAAGTTGCTTGTTGTTGTAAATTTAATTCGCCACTGTGAGTAACTATTAACTGACC